AACTATGAGAGAAGGGGAACCTAGAACAATAAGACCAGTGGGATATGAAATAGTAAGAATTCCAGATGAAACAGAATAAATATTCGGAAGGGAGGAATAGAAACCTCTCTTTTTCTATGCTTAAATTTGGCACAAATCCTCTGATTACCTGCCTTATAATTATGATATGAGGAAAGGACTATGCCATGTATAAAACACAGAGAAATTACGAAAATGCACAGAGGATGTTATTTGATGGAGTTGGTCAGTATGACATACCGGAGTTAGAGCCTGTACAATTTGATAATGCAGAATTTATCGGATTCAATTATGCGAGGAACGCAAAAGAACCGGAGAATAAGGCAGTACATTTCTTCCTGGATGATTACCAGTTTACCAGAGTATGGACAGACCCGGATAAGTACACGGCAATGTTGCAACGGTTTAAGTATGTGCTGACACCGGATTTCAGTCTGTATACGGATTTTCCAAAGTCGTTACAGATCTATAACCATTACCGTAAGCACTGGCTCGGCGCGTACTGGCAGATGCATGGAATCAATGTTATTCCTACGATTTGCTGGAGCGATCGGAAGTCGTTTGAATGGTGCTTTGATGGAGAACCTACACATGGTGTTGTTGCAGTTTCTTCTGTAGGAACACAGAACAGTGAGGAAGGGAAACAGCGGTTTTTAGATGGTTATTTTGATATGGTGGAGAGATTGCAGCCGGCACAGATTATTTTTTGTGGCAAAGTCCCGGATGAGTGTAAGGGAAATATTGTACATATCAAGCAGTTTAGTGAGAAGTGGCATGAGGCGGAGGTGGCGCAGTGGTAGAGAATTTGCAGTTCTTTGGTGGCAGAGGAGCCAGTAGTGGATTAAGCGATAAAGGTAAGAAGTATGGCAGTGAATATAAAACACTATATCAGACTGGAAATATAAAATTTGTTAGTTATAATAATGGATCAGCTACAGCACCAATGGAAACCATGACAGATGGGCGAGTGTATGCAGTTGTAAATACCAAGAATGAAATAAAAAGTATCTCATATTACGATAAAAACAAGAAGCGGTATAAGCAAATTGATACAGGGCATTTACACAATGTGAACGGAAAAAAGATTGATCTGCATACACATAAGGGATATATACATGACGAAAAGGGAACGTATGAGGTAAGTCCAAAAGAAAGAAAAATGATTGAAAGAGTGCAGAGGGCATGGTATTATCATATTAACAGGTAGTAGTTTAGGAAGGAGAACACACAGCAATGTGAGGCTCCGGTGGTCAATCCGGGCACCTGTAAAAAGATACCATGTCCTTGATGGATGCGGTATCTTTTTTATTGCCATGAAAGGAGATGATCGGTTGGCAGCAAAGAAAAATCCATTAGCTGATAAAGCATATGAACTGTATAAGGACGGCATGAAGCTGGTGGACATTGCTGACCAGCTTGGGAAACCGGAAGGAACAATCCGCAGATGGAAAAATACATATGACTGGGATAACGAACGTTCGGATTGCAAAGCGAACGAAAGCGAACGTCCAAAACGAACGAAAGATAAGAAAAACGGGAAGAAGCTGACACCAAAGCAGGAAGCATTTGCTGCTGAATATATTAAGAACGGCGGAAATGCTACACAAGCAGCAAAGGATGCAGGATATGCAGAAGCACGAGCAGCTATCACAGGATGCGAGAATGTAAGGAAAAGTAATATTTCGGAAAGTATCGCCGAGCAGATGGAGCGTATCGAGAAAGAACAGCACCGTGACATTATGAGTCTTGCAGAAATACAGGAACGCAGAAGCATGATAGCAAAAGGTATGTTGAGGGATGGAGAGGGATATACACCGGAGTTCAAGGATCAACTTAAGGCAATGGATGGACTGGAAAAAGCACTGACAATAGCAGAAAAGCAGAGAATTGAACGGGAGGAGAAAGAAAAGCGGGAGAAAGCACCTCTGTGGACGATACCAATCACAGACATTACTTCCGATTTTGTGGAAATCTACCGAACAGTGCATGAAGCATTTGCCGGGGAGATAGATGTGCATGAGATTGTATCTAAGGGCGGTCGTGGTTCTATCAAGTCCAACTTCTGGGGAGACCTGGCATACGAGACCATCCGGCAAGATCCACAGGCACATATTGTATATACCAGACGATACAAGGTTGACTTGCGTGGATCTGTTTATAACCAGTTCATGAAGACTGTGATCCGGTACAATGATCTGGATAACTGGGATTTCAAACAGTCTCCTATGTGCGCGGTGTATAAGCCGACCGGACAGACGGTTATGTTCGTGGGAGCGGATAAGCCTATCAGTTTGAAGTCGTTTAACGTGCCTTTTGGATATGTAAAGATGTTAATTCATGAAGAGTGTGACGAGATGGCAGGCGTGGAGCAGATGGATAACATCGAGGATACCTTCCTCCGATCAGATACGCCAGCATTAGATATTAAGATATTTAATCCGCCAAAATCCAAGAACAATTTCATGAATGAGTATGTGGAAGAGTGCCGGAATAAGCCACAGACAAGAATTTGCCACAGCTATTATTACAATGTCCCGGTCAAGTGGCTTGGTAAACGATTCTTTGAACGTGCAGAATGGTTCAAGGCACATAAGCCGCTATATTACCGTAACAACTATATGGGCGAAGTAACCGGTACCGGCGGCGGTATCTTTGATAATGTGGAAGAGCGGACCATCACGGATGCAGAAATTGAAAATATGCCATTTTTTTATCATGGTCTGGACTTTGGATTTGAGCATCCACAGACATTTCAAAAAGCATGGTATGACGAGGATATGGACACATTGTATTGTGTGGATGAGGTGTACGCCAAGAAATGTAAAAATAGCACATTTGCTAGGAAAATCAAAAAATATATTACAGAGGAAATTATATGCGACTCAGCGCGGCCGGATGCCATTGCAGAGTTGCAGGACTGGGGATTTAATGCGATTGGTGCCAAAAAGCGTTGGGGTTCCGGCAAGGGAAGGGATTATTGCTGGGAATGGCTGCAGCAGACCACAAAGATTGTGGTTGATCCGGAACGATGCCCGCACCTTGCGCATGAGTTGACAACCTTGGAGCATGAGCAGTTGGCAGATGGCAGCTTTTCGGATGCTTACCCCAAACTGGATGAGGACTGTGTAATGGCATTGATTTACGGTCTGAACAGGGTGATTATGGAGAGCCGCCGCAACAATGGACTTTATGATGATGAGATAGATGAGGAGGAAGAAGATGGAGAATACGAAGATTAATGTACTGGGAACAGAATACAAAATTGAGACACACAAAGTATCAGAGGATAAGTATCTGGAAGAAAATAGCTTAGCCGGTTATTGTGGCGAAGAGAGCAAATTGATTGTTGTTGCGGATATGTCAGAAGAAAAATACTTTGACCTGAGTGAAGAAGAACAGAAGTCATACAGGAAAAAGACGTTGCGCCATGAAATTGTGCATGCATTTTTGAACGAGAGTGGATTATCAGATTCTTCAAACCAGTATAATGGCGGTTGGGCAAAAAATGAAGAAATGGTAGATTGGTTGGCTATTCAGTGGCACAAGATAGATGAAGTATATAAACAGCTTGGCATTTAAGGCGGTGACATATGAACATATTCACACGAGTAAAGGAGTTTTTCATGAATCTATTCAAAACAAGTGCAGAGAAAGAATTTGGTGTTGATATTATATCCTCTGATCTGATGGAGATTGCACAGATCGAGTGGCAGAACATCATAAAAGGAAGACCGTACTGGACATGTGAGACCGTGCGGACAATTAATTTTGCAAAGTTCCTCTGCTATTATACCAGTAAAAAAACATGTCTGGATCTGAATGTGACGATCAGCGGCAGTGACAGGGCTGATTATATTAATCAGTGTATTGCCGCCATGATACAGAAATCTATCCGGGACAAAGTAGAAGATGCCTGTGGTATGGGCGGAATTATCCTTAAGCCAAGCGGTACCTATAATCCGGCTGGAGCAATAGACTATGTGATGCCGGGCAGTTTCGCAGTGACAGAGAAGAACAGTAACGGTGATATCCTTGGAGTTATTTTTATTGACCGGCAGATTAAAGGTGATGATTACTATACAAGATTAGAATATCAGCATTTTATATCATCTATTTCCGAGGATGGAGAAAATACCGGCAGAACATATATGATTGAGAATAAGGCTTTTAAGTCCAAGGGAAGTGACAGCCTGGGGCGCAGTATTGCATTGACAGAGGTACCGGAGTGGAAGAATATACCGGAATCGATCAATATTTCTAACGTAGAAAAGCCACTATTTGGTTATTTTAAAATGCCATACAATAACACAATCGATTATGCATCTCCTGAGGGGGTGTCAGTGTTTGCAAACTGTATTGAGGAATTGAAGAACCTTGACGTGGCTTGGAGTAGAAAAGATGATGAAGTATTTGATTCACAGCATATCACATTTATTGATGAAAATGCATTGATGAAACGTGATAAGGACACTGGCGATAAGAAACGCGTTGAGCTTCCAAGATTTGTAAAAGGATTAAAGCACGGAGTCGATGTAGCCAGTACTGTTGACGAGCATATACCGACAATGCTTACAGAACAGCGTGTTGCAGATATCAATTCAATTCTATCTATGATCTCAACAAAGGCAGGATTCTCACAGGGACAGTTTGTACTTGACCGTAAAACTGGCAATACAACTGCGACAGAGATTGAGAGCGACGACAGCGAGACAGTGGAGACCATCACGGATATTCGTACTGCGCTTAAGACAGCTATCAAAGACCTGGCATATGCGCTGGATAAATACTGTGATGTGTTCTTTAATCTGCCAAGCGGGTATGTTAATGCACTGGATGAAAACGTGGCAGATGAAGATATATTTTATTTCAAGGATCTGCTTGCATCATTTGAGCAGGACAGGCAGCGCGCATATCAGCTTATGATACAGGGGGTATATAGCAAGCGGAAATATCTTAAGGAATATGAAGGATTCAATGACAAGGAAGTAGACGAGATGTTTGCAGAACGGGACGAAGAGAACGCAAGTCAGAATACAGGCGGACTGTACGGGGAGGAATAAAGATGGTGCTAAAAATAATCATGCTCTTATTTTGTGTTTCATTTATAGAAGAAATGGATAAGGCAAGGAAAAAGAAAAAAATATGCGACACAATTTACTGGGGATTCTTAATGATAAGTGCAGCCATTACAGTATGAGGGATGTAAATGAGGTACGACAGGACTGTTGGAAACGTAAATATAAGACTTGATACAAGCAGAATTGACGGAAATCTTAGACGCGCACAGGATAAATTAGATATGCAGGTCTTGAATGACATGATTCCATATATGCCGTTTCAACAGGGATCTATGGTAGGAGCGACGAATATTATTGAACCCGGATTGATTGAGACGGATGTGTCATATGCGCATTATCAGTATATGGGAGAATTGTATCTGACAGAGGATGGAAGATCATGGGCACACAGCGGAGAAAAGAAATATCCGACTGGCAGACCATTGCACTACGATGCGAACGGGCATCCGGAAGCTACGGATCATTGGTTTGAGAGAGCAAAGGAAACGCATGGTCAGGAATGGGTTGATTTGGTTAAGAGAGAGGTAGGAAGGGGATAATGTTAACGCCGGATTTTTTTTACGGAAAATCAGATAAACTGATAGAAATGTATCAGGAACTGGAAGATTGGATTATCAGTGATATAGCAATGCGTTTGATAAAATCCGGGGAAATGTCTGGCACTACTGATCGGGAACTTTGGAAACTCCAGCAGATGGGATTGCATCATACTGAAATTGTAAAAAGAATTTCAAAAATGACAGGAAAGAGCAGGGACGAAGTGCGGCGTTTATTGCGTGATAGTGTTATGACATCATTCTCTGATGATGCAGAGGTTTTAAAACGGCTTGGAGATGTTCAAACACCTTTGCAAAATAATGCAGCCATCATGGCAATGAATGCCGAAATGATGAAAACATTCGGAGAATTGAATAACCTTACGCGGACAACTATGTTGCAGACGCAGAGAGATTTACTCAATATGCTGAATGAGGTAGATTATCGTGTGGCATCTGGTATGCAGTCGTATAGCAGTGCAATATGTGAAGTGCTTGACAGATATGCACAGAGCGGCGTTGTGATTGATTATCCGACGGGTGCCAGGCGTTCTTTAGAAGCGGCAGTGCGTTGCTGTGTTGTTACTTCTATGAATCAGACGGCTGCTCAGGTAACAAATCAATACATAGCACAAAAAGGAATAGAGTATGTTCTTGTATCGGCACATATGGGAGCGCGTCATAGCAAGAAGTTCCCGGATGGAATACCATCACACGATCATTGGCAGGGAAAAGTATATAAAATCGTCGGGAGTGATAAAGACACACCAAATCTGTTAGATGCAACCGGATACACCATAGATCCAAAGACAGGACAGGGAAGAGTTGTAGATCCTCTTGGACTGCATGGATATAATTGCAGGCATTCCCATAAGCCGTGGGATAAGTCTCTGCGAAATCCTTATGTTGATGCAGATGGAAATCCTAAAATTAATGTGCACGAGAGCCAGGAATTGTATGAGAAACAACAGCAGCAGAGATCAATGGAGCGTGCTATTCGGCAGACCAAGCGCGAATTGCTGGCAAAACAGGCAGAGTTAAGCGGCATAGCAGAGACTGATGTAAAAGATATGTTGCAGCCACAATATGATAAACTTGCTTATAAACTGCGGATACAGAATCAACAGTATAAGCAATTCTGTGCGGATAATGGATTGCAGACACAGGCTGATAGAATAAAGGTAGCCGGATTTAAGAGGACACAGGCGTCAAAGGCAAACGGCAGGGCGACGGCTTATAGCAATTCTGTCAAAGTTCCGATGGAAAAAGCGAAGAATGTGGGATATACTAAAAGAACAAGGGAAGAGTTTGAACAGACTGCACAGCAGATAAAGAATGAAATAACGCAGTACTCTGACAGACCGTCGAAATGGAGTGGAAATATAAAAGTTGATAACACGCTGATAGAGGAGCAAACGCTAGGGAGAAAGGAATGGTCATGCGATATTTCACTTGTGGATACGGTTGACGATGGGGTAGTGTGGCACGAGATGCTCCATTCTTGTTCTGCAAGCTATTATAAACCAGAGGTATATAGTGCAAACGAGTATATCGAAGAGGCAACAGTTGAATGGCTTAAGCAGCAAATATGCACGGAAAAGAATATTATAAATTTGCCGGCTTACGAAGATAAAACGATAGTCTTGCAGACACTGAATGAAAGTTTTTTATTTGGAACAGATATGGAGTTTGCAAAGGAAATATTTAACGTTCCACTTCCAGACCGGTATCAATGGTTAGAAAATAGGGTAGATGAATGTCTAAGACAAGTC